CAATGTCGTCCAGAATCATAAGATCGGCGCGGCTTCCGGTTAGCTGTCCAGTGATGCCCACCGACTTTACGCTTGGGGCTTGGTGGGGTGAGCACAACACATCGAAGCTTATCCTCGACCACCTTGCATCGTCTGATTTCGGACGTAAATGAGAAAGCCATGACGTTTCAATAATAAGTTTTTGTAGGAAAATGGACATGTTATCGGCACGTTCTTTAGATGCCGATATAATCATTATCTTTTTTTCGGAGTTATTAAATAGAGTCCAAAGAACAAAAGCACCAGTAATCCAGCTCTTACCAACTCCCCTAAATGCTTGGATTTGTAAACGCTTCGGACCGTGTTGAAGGTAATCAGCAATTGCATATTGGGCACGTGTAGGGTTTGGTAGTTCAAGCTCCGCCCATAAGGCCTGTAGGAATAGCTTAAAATCGTCTTTAAGGAGGTCTAAAGTGTTCATAGGTACAATCTAGCGTGTAGGGGTGGTAAAGGGCTTCTAGGGGCTTTAATCGCCACCTTTATTAGCCTTAGAAACTAGCTCATTAAAACGTGCTTTTTGAGATGCGGTTAAATTAACCTTATAATCTTCAAAATAGTTTTTGACAATTTTTTTAGCAATGTTTTGTTGAGGAATTAAATACTCTTGAGCGTATTGGCTAAAAACACGCATTACATCATCAGATGTTTTTGCGTCTTTTAAAAGGTTTCGTACAAATTTATTGTTTGGTTCCATTCCTGCAGCACTAAATGCACTATGGATGTTTCCAAGTTTTTCCATTTCAGTTTTAGCTAAAGCAACTCTGTGAATAGGACCAGGAGCGTCTAACATATTTAGACGGCTATTGCCCATAACAACGCCAAGCATACGTGAATACTCATGAAGTGCTACAAGGTCATCAGGATCACCAACTTCAAGCATTACTTCAGCAAAAGGTTGGGTTTGTGCTTTAGCTGCTAAATGGTGTTGCTCTAAAACTACCGCTTCATTAGTAGGGTCTACATTTTTGTCGGGTTTTTTCCTATATGCGGGAGGATCTTGATCTAAATTATTGTAAAAAGACGACATTTCACCGTATCGTTCTTCTCTAATTTTTTTATCAAGCCGAGCAAATTTACCACTACCTTTAACTACTTCACCGCTTTCTAACATAGCATCTAATTCAGACCTACGTTTATCTAACCTTCCCAAAGATTTGTCAAGCATTTCACGAGCTTTAATGTTAGCTGGTGTTTGAGCAATACCTGGTTTAACTCCGGGTGCAATAAATTCAGGATCAGTAATAGTTAATTTGGCTACTGTTGGAGGTTGATAGTTTACAGCGCCACGGCTAATATTAATTTGTGATGTTCCTACTGTAGCAAGCTGCGGCGTCAAACCGCCAGTGCCAGGTGGAATAACTTTTGTAGCCGCATTAAATAGTTTACCAGCACCAAACGTAGCAATTTCTGAAGCTACTTCACCTAATACATTACCTGCTCTAGGGTCAATACCAGCAGATTCAGTCATCCTACGGGCATTTTCAGTATATTGCTGTTTGCCTCTATTAAAAGCACCTACTGCAAAATAAGGAAGATCACCAATATGATCAATTGGATCATCAACTTGCCGGTCTGCAGCTTCTAATTCTTGTTGAACAAATCTAGCTGTACCTCCTAAAATACGTACAGCACCTTGTCTCCATCTAGCAGTAAACTGCTCACCACCAGGAATGTTTTTATCAATAAAATCGTCAGCTGCTTGTACACCTGATTGAATTACTGACGAAACGCCACCTGTTAATTTGTTCCAACCTTCTTGGGCAGCATCAAACCCCCTTGTTCCAAGTAGCTGTTTTTCTTCTTCCATTAAGCAATATGCTCCATAAGAATTTTTTCACGGAGCCTATTGACTCCAAATTTGTCCCTCATCCAGTCCAGGACGGGGGTACTTCCTTTCTCCTGATTACAGCGGGTGCAGGCACATACGACATTCGTTGCGACATCCTGCCCACCGCGAGACCTAGGATGAACATGATCGATAGATAACTGACTAAGGTCATAAGTTTTTCCGCAATAAATACATGTATGGTCAAAGTGTTCCTTAATAGAGCGCCTCCACAGGCGCTTGGCTTCTGGAGAGGTCATAACTATTAAGTTGTAGAGGTAATCGTCAGGAGTTGGAAGTAGTGGGGTCATGCTCGGCCTTTACGTGCTCGGTTTTTAGATGCTGATTCAAGGAATGTTTTACCATTCTTTCTGTGTGAGACATCTTTACCGTCACCATTGCCATAAGTTCCCCGTTTTCTGTTTTCTTTATTTAGTGCAGCTCGTTTGTTGATCTGCAATTTACTACCATCATACGCTTTTTGGTATGATTTATAGTTTCCGTTAGCGTATTTAGCGCCACTATGTTTAGAGCTTCGAGCCATATAGCCTCCGTTGGACTAGTTCTGGATCAACTGAAGGCATAATATTAGCCAACTTATCTAGTGAATTATTATCAAAGGCGACACCACTGATGTCATTCTTTGCTAACCAATCACAAGCTGCCTTTAGATCTTGAGTAGTAGCTTCGCCCGACTTAATTCGAGCAAGAAACTCTGTAGTGACAAGGTTGTGTAGCTCGTTAAATTGATCTTCACTCGCTTTGCTTTTTGACATTAGTTTTCTTAGCTCGTTTTTTCACGGGTGCTTGGATTTCATACCATGTTTCGTAAGGTTCATGTACAAGGTGTGATTCTGCACGTTCAGCTGCTTCAGCAGTTTCATAAGAACCAACAATTTTATTGGTACGAAGGTCTACAATGTTGTAAGTCATTTAAGTATTTCTAAGGACAATTTGGTCTAATTTGTTTTCGATGCGAACCATATGATCTTCCATACGCTGAACCATTGTTGATAGCTCAGCTTTAGATACATAGTCTTGTGCTACACTAAGTTCAATAGCATCTATACGTCTGTCAAGACCACTAATGCGATCATGTACATTATTAATTCTGTTGTGTATTCGATTGTTTAAAGCTGCACCGCCTGCTATCGCAGCGACAACAGCAGTTACAGTTGCTTCAATCATTAGTTAAAGATACAATAGGTACTATGTCGTGACACAGCATTTCGACTCGGCTACCGGGTCTAAACGTAAACCCAGTTTTCATAATTTCTGTACATTTAAGCGCCCTAACTAGTTCATAATCAAGGCGCATTTTTTGTTCGTGTTTACGAGCAATAGCTTTGCAAGTTTCAATCATCCCACCATCTAAAGGTACTGAGAAATTCAGTTGTACGCCGAAGTTATTGCTCCGTACATACCCTGTGTAATCGTGAGGAATAGTATCATTGCCCATATAAAAGGGTGAAAATTGCATAGTGGTCCCATTACAGCTATTACCTGATGCAAAGTATTGACGAGACGGTGCTCCATTATTTTGGAATTGCACCGCCTGATTAGTCACATTACCCGTAGCTGCTGCCACGGGATTTGATGTGTTTTGTACCTTTGGATCTTCATTAGCAAACGCCGGGTTTACTGAGAGAAGACCGATAAGGATGTAGTAGTAGAAACCTGTTGAATGGTTTCTGTCACGAGACTGTCTTGAATTTTGCCTGCTGCACGGGTCACAATCTCTAGTTGAAATTGATCGCCAGCAGTGTGGACTGAATAGGTTGTAGCGGAATCTGCAATGTCCCCGCTCGGGACTACGTTTGTTCCAGACCATGATGAATAATCACCACCGTAGACGTTTGTAGCAATGGTTCTGTCAATATCAATGGTGGTAGTTGTTGTTGACTGCATTGAACCTTGCGTAAAGTTAGGTGTTACCTGAGCAGACACTGGACTAGCTAAAAACAATAAAAGTAATAGTCGTTTCATTCTTCTTTCTTTTTAGGATCAGGAGATTTAGGAGCGGCTTTATTATTGGAAGTAGTTAAACCAAAAGTTGCAAGAGCACCAGTAAATACTGAGGCAACAAAAGTTATGTCACCACCGCTTTGCCCTTTTTTAATCATAGGTAGGTCTACGTAATTTAGAGTGATAATAAAACCACTCCATACGACAACACCTAGACGAACAAAAGTACCGAGGATTTGAATTTCATCCTCAGTATTTTCTTTAACTTTAGCTAAGAAGTTTTTGGTTCCTTCTTTTTTGTTATCTTGTTCCATGTGGTTTTCATGATGGGTTTCATTACCATCACTAAATATTTAAACAAAGAAGTAGCAGTTAGGGTGGCAGCAACAGAGATAAATGCTGTT